TGAATCTACGGTTTTAACAGTAAATTTCTTGCCCTCGTTGATAAAATAAGAGGGTTTTTAGCTTTTATAATACTAGCTCTTGATCTATCGTTCCAATCCGAAACGCCGCTGTACCCGGCTTTCTTCAAAGCGTTTACAAACTTTAACCCAGCTCCGGATTCTCCTTTTCCTTGTATTAAGCCGTTCCTGTTGAACATGTTATACATCTTTTTCATGTCAGCACGAGACGGGCTAGAGCCAACCGGCCTATTTAGATAGCCCAATGCTTCCGTCCTAAAATCAGAATCGTTTTTATAAAGCTCATTAAATATCCTTCTAGCACTCTTATCTCCGGCGATTCTCATATTGTCGGTAGCTTCAATGCCCAGTTTATATGCAGTGCCATTACCCTGAGCTTTTCTTATTGTGCCAAGTCTAGCTAAATATCTTGTATTGTCACGCTTATTTTTACTGGCATAAAAAACGTCATGTAAATCGGTTCCGGATTCAGTTTGTATACGCTGAAGCATGTCGCCAGAGTTTATAATTTTATCAGCTTCGGCTTTGTGTTTGGTCACCAAATATGTAACGGCAGCGGCGGTCACAGCAGCAGCACCGACACCAGCAAGAATCTTTGCCGTTTTAATCTTTTTGGCAGCAAGCTCTTCGGCATCTTTCTTGCTCATCCCGTTCGACATGTACTTTTCTTCAAGACGGGCACGAACTTTACTTTTCTTGTTTGGATCTCGATACCGATTTTTGCCGCTTGTGGTTAGAGTGCCATCTTCATTTTGAAAGCGCCTAACGCCCCAGCGCTGACCTTTAATTCCATGATGTGCTATGTAACTATTCGCATTCATACTTAATCACGTCCCCAAACCGTCTACCCATTGAAATGACCAATGATCCACGCCGTCTTTTTGAACTTTTCTAAGATAGTAATTATCCTTAACGTAATTGTATCCTACGGAATAGTCAGAATCTCTTAAACTGTTCATGGACCGTCCCATTACTTCATACATTTTCGCCATTGCTTTATCTATTTCTTTTTCCAAAGCTTTAGTTTTTGCAGGATCCTTGTCGATTCGTATGGTGTTACCTGTCTCTTTATTATAATAATCCGTGTGCAATTTATTATAATCATTTGTGAGACCAGCGTATCTTCGCACGGCGGCATTTAATTGATCAATGTCTTTATTTGCTTGTTTTAAACCTTCTCTGGAAAGAGTGTTGGAGTCCTTATTACGATAACGGGCTAAACCCTCTTTCGTCAACGATCCATCTTCATTCTGGTAGCGTCGAACTCCCCATTTCTGACCACGGATTCCGTGATGTGCTATGTAATTCATTCAAAAGCCTCCCTATTTAGTTTGTATGCTACATAAGCATCCATCATTGCCGCCACAGCATCAATCTTCTCTTCGTAGCGTTTCTTCGAAAGCTTTCGATTTCCGTTTGTATCCTCAAGCACTATACAGTTACCCATGGCGAACATCATAAGCTTTTCATCAAATAAAAGAACTCGATCTTCGGCGAGTTTCTTAAGTTCTCCAAGAGGAACAGATTCGGTCTTAGAGCCCTGAATAACTTTCTCTATCCCGAACGGGCCATTCTCTCGTTCCCAACGTTCTATAAAGTCCTTAGCGTTATACGGGTCAAAGCCAACGCATCTCACATCGTAACCGCTTCTTTCAATAAATACATCAAGATCATCGTATACATCCATCGGGTCGAGAACTGTTCCGTCCATTACAGCCAGACTCCCCTCATCTATGAACTTGTTGTATTCAAGTCGCATAGCTAGAGGAAGTTTCGCTAGTGTTCTGGAGGTTATATAGTTCCTAGTCTTTACGCCAAAACGTCCTCCGGAAAGAGGAAACAAGAATGTAAACGCGCAAAAGTCGTCTCCCTGAGACAAGTCCATTCCAAGAGCACAAGGCATGTTCCAGAACTCTTGTTTTCGGTGCGGCAAAATCTCTTGATACGTAAAGAAGTACGTATACCCCTCCATTGGTATGCCAAATCGCTTAGCCAAAATATCGTTACGAGCGGCAGGGGCTTTTTCGGCTCTCTCAACATCTAATTGATACGTTTCGTAGCTAACAGTGAAACCTATATTAGGATTCGCCTTCACCCATAAGTTCGGGTCGTTAACCTCGTCGACTGAATCCAGCTTGTAATACCATATAGACACGTGAGGATTGATGTATTTACCCCTTAAAATGTCTTCAAGCTCCAACTTAATTGTATCACCAGGACCGTTACGTACAGTACCCTCTGAAGACATGGCTATGATTATGTAATCGTCGTTCTTTGATGCGCCCTGCTCGATACAACCTATTACATCTTCACGAATATCACCCGACAACCACTCGTCGACGGTAGCAACCTTGCACCTGAGACCCTGTAATTTGTCGATTGACATCGGACGAACTTCTAGATAGGATCCAGTTAAAAAGTTCTGTATACCCTTCTTGGTGGAAGCCAACTTAACTCTATTAGCCTGCGAACCAGTCGTATTTTGAAGCGAACCTTCCGTTAAAAACTGAAAAAGAGGGCCTCTGGATCTCGTTATTGCGGTCCTTATTGGAGACATTATCTCTTCAGCTTGTTTCATCGTCGGGGCAGTTGTGATTTGATGCGTAGTGCTGGTATCGATGTTTAAAAAGTAGTTCTGAATACTCGAACCATACATCGATTTTGCTGCGCCTCGGCCGACTATCAAAAACTGTTTGTTAGTTAGCCTCTTAAGCACACGGCGTTTTACAAATCGGCCGGGTCTACCAGACTTTGGCTTTTCATAAACGCTCTTTTCCACATAGTAATACCAACCGAGTAATTGCTCAGCCCACAGTTTGAATGACGGAAGCAAAGAAAGATCCGATCCGTCAGTTAATGTCAATTCTTTTTCACAAAACGCAATATAGCCGTCAATGGCTCGGTCATTGTAGTAGATTCCAGGATTAGCAATTAGGTCGTCTATGCGCTTCATCTCTAAAGCAACTTCCTCATTTACTGGAATCTCACCGCGTATTACTGCATCTCTAAAAAGCCCGTAATAATACGGGGTTGCAGTATTCGAAAGCATATCTCAACCAGCCTTATTGCCCGTGTCTAATTTTCCAAATAATATACGCGATTGTAGTGCCAGAAGCTACTATGCCAGTGACCCCGCCAGCTACCTGCAATATGCCATCAACTTTTCTTTTCCTCTTGATTTATCGTTAGCAGTAAGCTGATCGTACTGTCGTTCGAGATTAAGACGATTGACCTTCCTTCTGAGTTCTTCGTCTGAGTACTTAGAAAGATTCTCTCTTTTCTTTTTCCTTTTATCCTGCTTATTCCTTCGGATATGTCTTTCGCACTACCAGGAATCTTATCTGCATTTCTAGCTATCTGATCAATGTCGCCAATGTTAGCATGCCTTGACTTAGGACCAGCGTACGTGTACTTTCCTTCTCTATTCTTTTTAAACTCAAATGTCTCTCCAGAAGTTGTTCCTCGCCCGCGATTGCTATACTCCGCCGATACCTCGCCGGGAAGCGCTGCTCTTCTTTGCCTTGCGTATTCCTCGCGTCTACGTTCCTTGCCCTCGTTCGTCCACGTGCCATTTTCGTTCTGGTAGCGGCGTCTTCCATTTTTAGAGCCCTTAGTTCTGGAATGGGCTATAAATTCTGTCATATTGCACCTCCGGGATCAACCGTCATATTAATCCTGGATTCAAACTCTGCGACAAGCCTCTCAGTGGCAGCAAGAACAGAAGAATTCGAAGGCGGATCAAAAATCAGCTTGACCTTTAAATACATGTAAGTTTTTACGTCTCTTAAAACGAAAGGATCGCCACTTATATAGTCGTTCCATGTCTGAGACGAATCCGTTATAGCGAACCCTTCACTTGGCCCCACACCCAATTGGTTGAGTATGGAGAATACGGAATTAATAGTTAAGATGAGAGTATCATCGAAACTTGTATCAGTTTCTTCAATCGGAAACTGCTTTTTAACGGAAGTCAGTATACTATCCATACATTTTCACCACATTTTCATATTAGTTTTTCCAAGGGCATGTGTCAAACTCACGTCGCCTGACGGGGTCCCTCAATAAATTATTCGCATTTCCGTAATGTATAGCCTTGTGAGTTCTATCGGAAACGCAGATTAAAAAATCCGGATCCATAACATAATCCGTGACATTAATAATATCGTCTATATTAACCGGGTTCATGTGGTGAATAATAATCCCCTCTTCGATTTCTCTTCCAGGGATACCTAAATCACAACCGTTGTCTCTAACGATTATCTCATCTCGAATAGATCTCCACAAACCCGAATGATAGAATTGCTGATTCAAATATCGGTCAAAACCGAATGTGTCTTCTCCGACAATACCAGTTAATCTTAGATACTCGTATCGACCTTCAAAAGTTGGAATCTTAATCAGCTCCGAGTATCTTCTAATAATCTTCTGGCTCATTGTCTTGTCCACTATACTCTCGCATAGCCCTCAAAGCGCCAGCATAAAGCTCTTCAACTCGTTTAGCCGACTTCAATGCTTCTGTCTTCGCTTCGGTGGCTTTCACCTGCTCGGCAAGAAGCTGTTTCTCTAAACGCTCCTTCGAAGAACCGAGTTTCAAGTAATGAGTTATCACCTGAGAAGAAGCTGTCCCTTCAAGAAGCTGCTTCTCGGCCAGATTAACAGCAAGAGCAATCAGCTGTTCCTCTCTGGCTTCAACTGTTATAGCCGGAGGGCGCTTAACTATCTCTTGCTTGGCGGCCTGTTTCCTTGCCATAACAGCACTCCCTTTCTAAAACAAACTATCTCCCAATAGCTTTCCGGCATGCATCGCTTCGAAAGGAGAAAAAAGCGAGTAGGAGGTACATGAAAAAGCCCGTATTAACTGAGCAGCATGCCGGAAGGCTATTGGGA